GCTGCGCACGATAGTGGTCGTTATACTAGAACAGTAAATCAAGGTGACGCTACTACAAACAAAATAATATTTGACCAAGAAAACGCGGGTACAGGAAGTATTGATGATATAAAAGTTGGTGATGAAGTCTACGATGGCGCTACGGGTGTTTTACACGGGACTGTTACCATTTTAGATCCTGATGGCAATAATACAAAAGAAATACAAATCAGTGCTTCTGCAGATATTACAAACGACGAGACCTTATCGTTTTTAAGACCAAAAGAAATAAGTAGCCAAGGTGTTGGTGGCTTAGCTATTGACAGCACGCAAGTTTTTCCTAAAGGATTAACTATATACGGTAGATGGGATTCAGTATCCATAGCCGCTGATGATGAAGATGGTGGTGTAATTTGTTACTTTGGTAAATAATGCTAGGGTTAGGAAGCTATATATCAGATCACAAGGGAGATAGATTTGATTTATCTGATGTGTCAGGATTAGTCAGTTGGCTTCAGTCAGGGTCTGGATACACTGGAACTGTTGGCGAAGCTGTTAGCAGTTGGTTTGACAGAGCTAGGCACTTGAGCTGGAGCCAAAGCGAGTCTAGCCAAAGACCTACTATAGTTGCCAATGGCGGATTAAATTTTGACGGTGCAAACGACGCTCTAGATGCAGGAACTCAAATATCTTTAACTACCTTTCACTTGTTTATGGTTATAGATCTTGAAGGAGCTAACAACGAGACTGCCATTGGGGTTAATGCTTCCACTAATTTTTTAAGATTTTTCAAAGGTGGAAACCTTAACCAAATGAGATATAAGTTTGGATCTGATGGGCCTGTAGACAAAAATGTAACAACATCTAGCAATATACCTACTACTAAATTTTTATTTGAACTATCTAGAACAAACGCAGCTTCTAACAATTTAACAACTATATTTGACGGGACAGCAGTAAGCACTGACACTTTAGACGTTGCTAAAGACTGGATAATTAGAAGCGTAGGCGCTCAGTCTCCCACAGGAGCAAACCCGACGCAAGGAATAATATATGAATTAGCAATTTACAACAACGTTCTTTCAGGTGATAATTTAACCAACGCAAGAGCAGACATACAAGCAAGAAACGACTTGTAATAATAATTAATTAAATTAAATAAAATGGCAAAAAGAAAGACGCCTAAGGCTAAAGACCTTAGACCTGATCGCATTAACAGCGATCAACTAGAAAAACTTCAAGCAGCAGTAAGATCACTGCAAAACTACCAAAATCAAATAGGTGCGCTAGAAACTCGCAAACACGAGATGCTGCACCTATGCTTTCAAGTAAGCGATATAATTTCTAAAATGAGAGGTGAGTTTAAAAAAGAGTATGGCTCTGCTGACATTAACATAGAAGATGGTTCTATAAAATACACGGAAGATGAGCAAGCTAATTCGTAAAATAACAATAGGTAAAGACTACAAGATAGACTCAATGCACTACTCCGTAGGGCAAGAGGTTTATGGTGGTCACGTTATATGCGACATTATTGAAGAAGACGACAAGTACTCTATATATATAAAAAAAAGAAAAGACGTACTACCTTGGAAAGACTTCAATAAGAACATGGCGGTATCCGTAGAGTATAACCTAGAGTACTAATGAAAAGCGTTTACGGTTTTGTTGTAAGACCGTTGGGGTCTAGATACAATAACACAAAGTCTGTAGGTGACAAAGAGCTAATTGTAAACTCTGAAAACTTTAATCATCAGTTCGTCAACAGGGAGGCTAAAGTTATAAGCGTACCTACTCATCAAGATACGTTAGGTATAAAACCCGGCGATACAGTTATAGTTCACCACAACGTTTTTAGAAGGTGGGAAGATCAATACGGTAACGAAAGAAATAGCAAAAACTATTTTAACGAAGAAACTTATGTGGTTTATCAAGATCAAATATTCTTGTATAAACCTCATGCAAACTGGACAAGGTTTAAAGATTCTAAGTGGGAAGCGCCTAAAGGATATTGTTTTATTCAACCCATAAAAGACAATAAAGATTTTTCTGCAGAAAAAGAAAAACCGCTAATAGGTATAGTTAAATACTCTGATGGTACTGTAGACATAGGAGACTTAGTAGGTTTTAGGCCTAGCTCTGAGTATGAGTTTGTTATAGATGGAAAAAGGCTGTATAGAGTAATGTCTAATTTTATTACAATTAAATATGAATATCAAGGAGACGAAGAAGAGTATAATCCAAGCTGGACATAGAGCAGTTGAAGAACTTATTAAGGTGGCTAAAGAAGCTATTGTTGATAGTGGTGATGACATTACCGCTGATAGACTTAAAAATGCTGCGGCTACAAAAAAGCTAGCTATATTCGATGCCTTTGAAATACTTAATCGTATACAAGAAGAGCAGGCTTTGCTTGACGGCAAAGTTGTAGAAGAAAAAAAGGAAAGAGTTTTTAAAGGTTTTGCTGAAGGTAGATCTAAATAATGTACGAACAGAGTTTATATAAAATAATACAACCAATAAGAAGCAACACTATTAAAAGACTTAATAAGTCTAAGAAGTGGGGCTACGGCTATAACAAAGAGCACGGTGTTGTCGTTATATCTAAGACAGGTCAAATTGGCGAAATATACGATATACAAGGTTTAAAAATTGCTTTACCTCTAGCTCCGAAAAATGTGTATAGCAACGAGCTTAAAAAATGGAAGCAGCTTGAAAAACCTTCTATACTAAAGAAAATAAAAAGCATATTCGACTGGAGAGAGTATCCTGAAGAACAAAAAGAACAGTGGTATGACTATATAGACGAAGAGTTTAAACGTAGAGACGAAGGGTTTTGGTTCGACAACGATGGAACTACTACATATCTACCCGGTAGTCATTATATGTATCTTCAATGGAGCAAGATAGACGTTGGTGCTCCAGACTTTCGTGAAGCAAATAGATTGTTTTTTATATTTTGGGAAGCTTGTAAAGCGGATATTAGATGTTACGGTATGTGTTATCTTAAAAACAGGCGTTCTGGTTTTTCGTTCATGAGTAGTGCTGAAACCGTTAACCAAGCAACAATATCTAGTGATAGTAGGTACGGTATATTATCTAAGTCTGGTGCCGATGCTAAAAAGATGTTTACAGACAAGGTTGTACCAATATCCATAAACTACCCTTTCTTTTTTAAGCCAATACAAGATGGTATGGATAGACCAAAATCTGAGCTAGCTTACCGTGTTCCTGCAAGTAAATTTACTCGTAAAAAAATTACATCAAAAGAAAAGCTAGAAGACATACAAGGTCTAGACACTACAATCGATTGGAAAAACACGGGTGATAACAGTTATGATGGTGAAAAACTTAGCCTACTAGTTCACGATGAAAGTGGTAAGTGGGAAAGACCTGACAATATACTTAACAACTGGCGGGTAACCAAAACTTGTCTTAGGCTAGGTTCTAGAATAGTTGGTAAGTGCATGATGGGATCAACGTCAAACGCCTTAGATAAAGGTGGTGATAACTTTAAAAAATTATACAACGACAGCGATGTCACTAAAAGAAACGCAAATGGACAAACACGCTCTGGTTTATATTCTTTGTTTATCCCAATGGAATGGAACTATGAAGGTTTTATTGATGAGCATGGACGACCTGTGTTTAACACTCCAAGAAGAGAAACTCGTGGACCCGACGGTGAACTAATAGACATAGGTATAATAGAATACTGGGACAACGAAGTAGAAGGATTAAAAGGTGATCAAGATGGATTAAATGAATTTTACCGTCAGTTTCCTAGGACTACGGAGCATGCGTTTAGAGATGAAACTAAAAACAGTCTATTTAATCTAGTTAAGATATACGAGCAAATAGATTATAACGAAGGAATAAGAAACTCTAATGCTGTTACTACAGGAAACTTTCAGTGGCAAAACGGAATAAAAGACACTAAGGTTGTTTTTGTACCAGACCCAGGTGGTAGGTTTAAAGTTAGCTGGGTTCCTAGTATAGGTTTACAAAACAGACAGATAATAAAACAAGGCATTAAACTACCAGGAAACGAGCACGTAGGTGCGTTTGGCTGTGATAGCTACGATATTAGTGGAACAGTGGACGGTAGAGGTTCTAACGGTGCTTTACATGGCTTGACTAAGTTTTCAATGGAAGATGCTCCCGCAAACACTTTTTTCTTAGAGTACGTGTCAAGACCACCTACAGCTGAGATATTTTTTGAAGACGTGTTAATGGCTTTAGTGTTTTACGGTATGCCATTACTTGCTGAGAACAACAAACCAAGATTACTGTACTACTTAAAGAGAAGAGGATACAGGGGATACTCTATGAATAGACCAGATAAAGTTTGGAATAAACTATCTGTTGCTGAAAAAGAAGTTGGAGGTATACCAAACTCTAGTGAAGACATAAAGCAGTCTCACGCCGCTGCTATCGAGATGTACATAAATGACCACGTTGGTCATAAAGGAGACGGCAACTACGGTAACGTGTATTTTAACGAAACTCTTAACGACTGGGCTAAGTTTGACATCAACAAGAGAACTAAGTTTGACGCCGCTATAAGCTCAGGGTTAGCTATTATGGCTTGCAATAGACATTTATACTATCCTAAATCAAGTAATACTAATAAAGTGAGCTTAAATATTGCTCGATATAAGAACGATGGTTTATCATCAATATTAATTAAAAAATAAGTATGGCTGAGTCAGTTGTAAAAAGTTATTTTCCTTCACAAGTAGTTAGTGATTTAGAAAAAATGTTGCCAGAGTATGGTTTAAAAGTTGCTAAAGCCATAGAGCAAGAGTGGTTTAACGAAAACTACACTAACAATAGGTATATAGAAAACAAAGAAAGATTTCACAAGCTGAGGTTGTACGCTAGAGGCGAGCAGTCAATACAAAAATACAAAGATGAGTTATCTATAAACGGTGACTTAAGCTACTTAAACTTAGACTGGAAGCCGGTGCCTATTATACCTAAATTTGTAGATATAGTTGTTAACGGTATGGCTGATAGATCTTACGATATAAAAGCTTACTCTCAAGATCCATACGGCGTAGATAAAAGAACTTCGTACATGCAGTCTATATTAGACGACATGCGAACTAAAGACTTTGCTGAAAAAGTTAGAGATACATTTAAAATAGATATAACAGAAAACGAACCAAACACGCTGCCTCAAACAGAGGAAGAGCTAATGCTTCACATGCAGCTTACCTACAAGCAGGAGGTTGAAATAGCCGAAGAGCAAGCTATAGCTGTGTTGATGAAGGGTAACGATTACGATTTAATATCAAAAAGATTTTACTACGATCTTACCGTGCTGGGTATTGGCGCTGTTAAAACAGGGTTTAATACGTCTGAGGGAATTACTGTTGATTATGTTGATCCGGCTAATATGGTTTGGTCGTATACTGATTCACCTTATTTTGATGACGTATACTATGTAGGTGAAGTTAAAACAATACCTATAAACGAGCTAGCTAAACAATTCCCTGATCTAAATCAAGCTGAGCTAGAAGAAATAGCTAACAAGCCAAACAATAGATCTAGATACGGTTATCAACGGGTTAGAAACTCAAATAAAACAGACAACAATAAAGTTCAAGTTTTGTACTTTAACTACAAGACATATATGAACAATGTTTACAAAGTAAAAGAAACAGGTACTGGCGGTGAAAGAGCTATACCAAAAAACGACAGCTTTAATCCACCCGAAGACAAGCAAGGAAACTTTAAGAGAGTATCTAGATCTATAGAGTGTGTTTATGACGGCGCTATAATACTAGGTACAGATACTCTGTTAAAGTGGGAGATGGCTAAAAACATGGTTAGACCAAAAAGTGACTTCACTAAAGTTAAAATGAATTATGCTATAGTAGCTCCTAGAATGTACAACGGTAGAACAGAATCTATTGTTAGTAGAATAACAGGTTTTGCTGATATGATACAGCTTACACACTTAAAGCTACAGCAAGTGATGTCTAAGATGGTTCCAGACGGTGTTTATCTTGACGCTGATGGTTTAGCTGAGATAGACTTAGGTAACGGCACAAACTATAATCCTCAAGAAGCTTTAAACATGTTCTTCCAGACGGGTAGCGTTATTGGTAGGTCAATGAACTCTCTAGGTGAAGGTAACCCTGGCGCTGTACCTATTAGAGAAATACAGTCTGGTGGTGGTGGCAACAAAATGCAAGCGTTAATAGGTAGTTACAACTATTATCTTCAAATGATGCGAGATGTAACTGGTCTAAACGAGGCTAGAGACGGTAGCACTCCTGACAAAAACGCTTTAGTTGGTGTTCAAAAGCTAGCTGCAGCAAACTCTAACGTAGCCACTAGACATATACTACAGTCTGGCTTATTCTTAACAGCACAAGTAGCAGAAGCTTTATCGCTTAGAATATCTGACGTTATAGAATATTCTCCAACAAAAGATGCTTTTATACAAGCTATTGGAGCTCACAATGTAGCTACACTTGAGGAAATGGCAAACTTACACCTGTATGATTTTGGTATATTCTTAGAGTTAATGCCTGACGACGAAGAAAAACAAATGTTAGAAAACAACATACAGGTAGCTTTGGGCCAGAAGCTAATAGATTTAGAGGACGCTATCGATCTTAGAGACATAAGAAACTTAAAGTTAGCTAATCAACTTCTTAAAATTAGAAGAAAGCAGAAAGCAGAAAGGGATCAAGAGATGCAGCAACAAAACATACAGGCTCAAGCTCAAGCAAACGCTCAATCACAGCAAGCTGTAGCTCAAGCTGAAATACAAAAGCAACAAGCTATGGTTCAAATGAATACTCAATTAGAACAAGCTAAGTCTGAGTTTAAAATAAAACAATTACAGCAAGAAGCTTTGGTTAAGAAAGATCTTATGAAGTATGAGTTTGAATTAAACATGCAATTAAAAGATGTTGAAGCTAAAGCTAGCAGAGAAGCTGAGGTATCTAGAGAAGACAGAAAAGACGAAAGAACAAAAATGCAAGCCTCACAAAAGAGCGCTTTAATCGATCAAAAAGAAAAAGGCAAAGGCCCGCAAAGATTTGAATCATCAGGAAATGATGTTATAGGCGGTGGCATGCGATTAAACAAGTTTGATCCAAGATAACTATTAACTAATTATATTATATTATGGAAGAAGAAAAAAAAGAACCTATTGTTGAAGAGATTCAGCAAGAAAATCCAGAGGCTGTAGAACAACCTAAGGAAGAAGTAAAACAAGACTTTAGCAAGTTTGAATCTAAAGATGACGAATCTGTTTACAAAGTCGACTTGTCAACACTTAAAGCAGAAGAGCCTGTTGCAGAAGAGCCTACTGAGGCCTTGAAGGAAGTTGTTGAAGAAGTTAAAGCTGTAGAAGAGCAGCCTGTAGAGCAAAAAGTTGTAGAAGAAGTTAAACAATCGAGTGAAACAAGTAATGATTTACCTGAAGGGGTAGACAGTTTAGTTAGTTTTATAAAAGAAACAGGTGGATCTGTAGAAGATTATGTTTCGCTAAACAGAGACTATTCTAAGATGGATAATCAAGATGCTTTAAGAGAGTACTACTCTAAAACAAAGCCTCACTTGACAGGTGACGAGGTTGATTTTTTATTAGAAGATAATTTTTCATACGATGAAGAGATCGATGAAGAAAACGATATAAAAAGAAAAAAATTAGCGTTAAAAGAGCAAGTTGCCAGCGCTAAACAATACTTAGAAGATCAAAAAGCTAGGTATTACACCGATGTTAAAACCAACAATACTCTGTCTGAAGAACAGCAGAAAGCGGTAGATTTTTTCAATCGCTACCAAAAAGAATCAGAAGAAAACCAAAGAACTATAGAAGAAAGATCTTCAAGGTTTCAACAAAAGACTGATAATCTTTTTAGCGAAAAATTCAAAGGTTTTGAATTTAACTTAGGTGAAAAGAATTTTAGGTTTAATGTTAACAATAAAGATCAAGTAAAAGAAGAGCAAAGCGACATCAATAACTTTGTTAAGAAGTTTCTTGACAATGACGGTAACTTGACAAACGCAGACGCGTACCACAAATCACTTTACACAGCAATGAATGCCGACGCTGTAGCAAAGCACTTTTACGAACAAGGTAAAGCAGATGCTATCAAGGATAGTGTTTCGAGTGCTAAAAATATAGACATGGCTCCAAGGCAAACGCTTAGCGATGGTGTAGAGACTGGTGGTGTAAAATATAGAGTTCTTGGTGATGATTCTAATTCGCTTAAATTTAAAATTAAAAAATAACTCTAAAAACATTTAATTATGGCAAGTACTAATAATGCTGCAACGTTGAATGCTGTTCCTGCTCCACAGAAACACACAACTGCAGGAAATTACATTGACTTTACTGATACCAACACTAAAGGTTGGGCTCAGCAACACTTACCAGATCTACTAGAGCAAGAAGCTGAAGTATTTGGTAACAGAACTATCTCAGGTTTCTTATCTCAAGTAGGTGCTGAAGAATCTATGGCTTCTGACCAAGTTATTTGGTCTGAGCAAGGTCGTTTACACTTATCTTACACTGCTACTGCAGGGTCAGGTATTGAGAAGTTTACTATCGCTAACGATGTAGACGGTAACGATATGACAGGTGCTCACGCTATTAGAAAGAACGACTTATTATTAATCACTAGCTCTACTAAAACTAAGAGAGCTATTGTAAAGAGCGTTGTTGGTGATCTTATCGAAGTTGCGTTATTTGAAAACGCTACTTTTACATCTCACTTTAACAATGCCTCGCTTCAAGTACTAGTTTATGGTTCTGAGTATGAAAAAGGTGCTAACGGTAGAGTTGATGCTATTGAGCCTCAGTTCAAGTCGTTCACTAACAAGCCAATCATCGTTAAAGACAAGTATGAGATCTCTGGATCTGACACTACTCAAATCGGTTGGGTTGAAGTTTCTGGTGAAGACGGACAAAACGGCTACTACTGGTACTTAAAAGCTGAAGGTGACACTCGCGCTCGTTTTGCTGACTACTTAGAGATGACTATGTTAGAGTCTGAAAA